CCTCGTTGGTGTAGGTCTTGATGAGGTATTCCATGAGGGCGACGGGCTTTTGGGTGGGATGCAGGTTTTTTGAGTTGTCTGTGCCGAAAACCTGTATGCTTTTGGGGTAGTTGGTGTGCGTTTGCTTATAGTTTTTCTGCGCTGCGCGTCCAAACCCAAGCTCGGTTTTTGAAGGGCTGGTCCCGCCTCTAGGCTTGCCATCTGTTTTGATTAATCCTTGCGGGTTGTATGTGCCGAACGCGCGATAAAAAACACAGATGTCCTCATGCACCTTTAGGGTCTGCACCTTCGCCAACATAGGATTGCTAGGTCTTTTTTTATCCCACACCCAACAATACTTAAACATCTTCATATTGCTGGCAATCAGAGTCGTTGTAAACGGCTGGCTGGCCGTCATCACAATCGCCGCGTTAGGCTTGATGAGTCGCTTGAGGTTGTCCCACATCGGCTCTAGGGGGATCACTGAGTCCCACTTGCAGGCGGTCGTGCCGTAGGGCGGGTCTGTGAGAACGAGGTCGATGGAGCCAGCTTCTAGCGTTGGCATGATGTCGAGGCAGTCGCCGTGGTGTAAGCTCATATCGAAAACTCCGTGGGGATGTGCCAAGCGCCGTCTATGGGCCTGATCGATTGCATGTGCAGCTTGCCTTCGTCGCCCTTCCAGCCGTAAAGGAAGCCTTGCGACCACCGCAGGCAAGCCGGAGGCGACACTATCACCCTGCTGTAGTATCACGCCGTTGTCTTCGGTGGACTCGCCGAGGTAGTCAATCGTAACATCACAGCTAGTGTTGAGGGGGTCTCCATGTGGACCAGCGTAGCATGCAGCCGCGACCACGTCAAGGGTTTCTTTTGACTCCGCTGACTCCTTGGTCTTTGGCGCGTGGACAAACGCCCAGAGTCAGTTTATCCCGCCTCACTGCGTCCAAAGCTCTCTTTTAGTTATTGACTTTCTTGTCTTTAAGAAAAAAGAATAGTACAAGAGAACAGTGGAGCACTACGCCCGCCGGGCATTTCCTACGACTTGCGTTTTTACCGAAGTCACGGAGACCAAGGAGTCAGGCAGCTATAAACGCTGCTGCTCGCTGGGCTTATTCGAAAAAACCCCTTGACCCCACAACCGGAGTCATGGGAGTCAAGGAGCCAAGGAGAGATCATTGTGCTCGCCACTTGCCATTCACAACAGTCACGATTGTTCGCTTACCGTTGGGATAGGTGATGATGTGCGAATGACTCCATGATCCAGGTCCGCGCGTGTAGCCCATGTCGAAGCGGGCTGAAGTGCCTGCGGCGTACAAGCCGTCCCAGATACCTGCGCTATGGTAGTGGCCGACGTTTGCTTTATGGCCCAGGCGGGAGAGCCCCTTGGGGTTTCCTCGCGCGCCGTTTGGCCCAAGGTGGCCGTGCATGCCGCACTCGATGTTGGCCGATGAGACCGTGTGCGATTCATCTTCGCGAAGGAAACGAACGTCGTCGCCCAGACCGGCAAGTTCCTGCATCGCATGTTCGAGAACATGGAACCTGTCTCGGTCGTCAGGGTCTTTGATGATCGACTCAATCATGGCGACGTTAAGCTTGTGCCACGTCAGTGAGTTTGAAGGGTCTTGCATCCCGCGATCATCTTGCAACCATCGCTCGATCCACGGACGGTCGTGGTTTGAATCCACGACGTATGTTTCGGTGCCTGGTCGTGTCATCGACATCAGGAATCGAGCGCCGCTCTGTAGCTCTTCGAGCACGTTGGAGAAACCGCCGCCGCGTTGCTTTTGCCGCACACGTTCATGCGGTGATCGAGAGTCCCAGTGATTGATCACGGAACCCAGTAACACATCATGGATGAACTGTTCACGGGGTCCAAGGGCATCTAACATATCAAACATGATGTTTCGTTGGACATCTCCAAGCATCAGTTCATGCGCGTCGCCCCAAGTGATTGCTTCAACGCCTGCGCTCTGATAAACGATACCCTCTTCCGCGACAACATCAAGGTCGTAGATTGTCCCATCAGCGTCAGCGACCAGTTGTCGGACCCACCAGTTGCCTTCGCTATCAACCTCGACCAGTGACGCGCCGTAGGTGTGGTGGAACTCTGCCTTGAGGCCCGCACGTTTGGCGACGTAGTTTTTCTTGGTGACTGTGCCAGTGGTGTAGTTGAACTTGGTTGGGTCGGTTCGCATCCCTGCGGCGATAGATCGCATCGCGACCTTGGAGTGAGGGAAGATGACGGACGATCGGCCGGTGTATGTCTCGAACCCATTGAGTGGGTCGACGGCCGTTGGCAACATGTTCATCTCGCCACACCACTGAAGGTCGGGGGCCAGTTGTACACGCTCGTCCAACAGGTAGCCCTCGAAGTGGTCGTCGTACCAAAGCTCTTCCTGTTTGTCGGACGACTTGCCCCGCTTGACCGAGAGCTTGCCGTACCTGTTCTTGTTGTACGTGTACGTGCCAACGCACAACTCTGCCTCGAACCACGCAGCCAACGCTTTGATGTTGGCCCAGACTACTTCGTGGACGTGCGTGTTGTTCTGGGCGGACGTGAGGATGTACCGCTTGATGTCACCCTTCTTCGGCAGCGACCGTTTGCTGGTCTTGGTTCCCTTGATGGACCCTTCCGCCAGGGGCCGCTTCAGGTCGTAGCCCGCCTTCCTTAGATGGTAATGGACAGTGCCGCGGGCAATGCCCAGCTTGGTCGCGGTGTGTGTCATGTTGCCGCCCGATCTCTCGTAAGCGGCTACAATTTCTCCCCTATCTGCCATGCGAACTCCGGTCTAAGATGGTGGATGAAGTAACGTCTTGAAGCCTAACCAGATGACAGCCACGCCTCCAGCGATCAAGATACCGACAATGGTTACAAGCGCCTTGCCCTTCACAGACTCGGTACTTTTGCGGAGGTCTCGAAGGAACTGGAAGTCGCGCTGGATATCAATCGGCTTCTTCGCGTCCAAACCGAGATGGATCAAAGCGTTAAACACGCCTTGCTCGACAGCCTTCTCAAGCTGTTCGGTCGTAAGTGTGATGGTTGGAGGGTTGTCGTCTGATTCTGACACTAGAGGCTCCGATCAACCTGGATGTCCCACATTTGGTGAGACGTGATGCCGCCCCGGACCGACTCCAGTTCAACCTTGAACGAAGATACCAGCGATCCGAAGTCCGTCGTTTGGTTCGCCGACGTGTAGGTATACGCGACACCCGTCTCGCCGGTCACAGTTCGTACGAGAGTACCCCCTGTTGTCTTGAAACGCAGGGTATACGTCGTTCCTGCCTCGGGTCCGTAGTTGGACGCATCCCCTTGGGCCACGAAGGTAGCGGTCTGTTGGAGCCTGTCGCGGTGTCGCCACTGGAAAACAAGGTCGGTGGCAGCGGCATCCACGTCCACCACGCCGTTGGTGTCGTAGGTCCGTTCAGGCCCGATCAGATCATCGATTCGAAAGCGACCCGGCGTAAAGGGTCGGGCCAGTCGGCCGGTCAGTGTTTCGGACACGGCCGTTGCGTCGCCTATCGCCAGCACGCCGTTCGATGTCCGCACAAGCGGCTTGAAGTCAATCGTGTCACCCTCTGAATACTCACTGTCGGCAACGATCTGGATTTCCTCTGGGAACCACATTGTCACGCCGGACAAGTGCGCAACTGGGACGGTATCAAGCACGCCGCGACTCACTGTGATCTCTCCAGTCCCTGTGTCAACGGCGGTCACTTCAACAATTTCTTCACCGATCACCGCGTAGGTGCCGGTCTGCACAAGATCTAGGGCGTTCGCGCTCTCCAGGGTGATCGTTGTGTTCAACATGCCGACCCCTGAAACAAGGTCACCATGTGGCGAGAAGTATCCATTCCCTTGAGACGTGTAGCCTGTACCAAGATCGAACTGCCTGTCGTAGCTGAGCGAGTCCTGGCTGGGCCGCTTTGCTAACGTCTGGACGTATGCGGCGGCGTCAGCGATGTTCGTGACCTGGCTCTCCGGTGCCACCACACGCACGACACTCCAGAGCGGAAGCTCTAGCAGTGCGCGGTCGGCAGGGTCGGCAGGGTCGGTGTACGGAGTGGTCCAGTTCGAGGAACCAGATGTGTAGATTGCCTCGGTGATGCCGAAGACATCTTCAACCACGTCAATGTTTACTTTGCCGTCGGATAATGTACCATACTCCACGTTGACGACGCGGACGATCATCTGGTCAATACCCAGTGGCGGCCAGCTGAGCTTGAACACATCACCAGGCTCGAGCGCGGCCATGCGGCGGTTGCCAACGATCTTGCACTTCGCAAGCATTGCCGAACTGCCACGAAGATCTCGCGTACCAACGACCAACGCCAAGTCTTTGGTTGTGATGCCTAAATACTCACGTTTGTCGGGAATGTTCCCACCCTGCACGTCAGACATCGCAAGGTTGTGAAGCACGACGGTGTCGGGCTCCCACGTTGCGCGGTTCATGTAGGTGATCTCCATTTGCGTGGTGATCTCACCCGGCGAGGTGCGTACAAAACTTCGAACTTCGCTGATGTCGTCTTGGCCGTACTCATCAAGATCACCAACAACGTAGTCTTCGCGCACCAACTTCAACACGAACAGACCAGTCGCCGGGTCCACGTACATGACGCCGTCAATGTGCGCGAGCACGTTGGCGAGAAAGTCTTTGACAGAAAGGTCACCATCCGCCCAAAGGAAACTGAGACCGAAGTCTTCATCGTAGAGCGTTTCAGCAACTGCGAGAAAGCTGACGGCATCAACTTCGAGCTCGCTAATGCCCAGACCCCAGACGGGGTTGGTCAGCACTTCACGGATGATGTGCGCAGGGTTCAGGTCGCCGTTGATATCAGCCTTGGTTGGGTTCCACTGTACGGTTAGATCGTCCAGTACGTTGACACGTTTGACAAGGAATCGCCAAGGTTTCGGGTACGGCGACCTCGCGCTCAGGAGGCCACCCTTCCAGACAGCACCCGCGACGCCGCGGTAGTTGGATTGGTCCCCTGTGATCTTGGCCGCCAAGTAGGCGTCGAGTGACTGCGTTGCGTTGCCATCCTGAATCGTCAGCGTACCTTGGACGCCGCCTTCTTGTTCGTCGCCAGCGTGAAGATCAGGCGCGTCGATAGCGATGTCACCAGACGTGACATCGCCGGACCATGCGGTGCGTTCTCCGACATCGATCTGCGTGACCTTCTCGATTGCTCGAGCAAGGACGTAATGCAGGCCAGCGAAGTAGCGGAAACCAATGACTTGTGCTTTACTGCTCGAAGACATGTGCGTGCTCGACTAGCTTTAGGGCAAGCCCTTGTTGTGTGTTGACCAACGCCTCTTCTTCTATCCCACCCTTGATGAAGGTTTTGAAGTCGAGACCTTGTTCGTTGCAGAAACGTCGCACACCAAAAGCGCAGTAGCCCATCTCTCGGCAGTGTTGCATGGTGATGATCATTTCTTGCCTCCACCTGAACTCATAATAGGCTCGGTGCGAAGGTCACCCCACCACACGATGGCGGGATCGCGAATCATTACAGTGCCGAACACAACGGGGATCGACTTACCCGGACTGATCGACGGAACTTCGAACTGCCCAGGATCTGGTCGCGTCTGTGAAGGCTTGGGACGAAGAGCGTAGGACAAGAACGCAAGACCGATCATAATGACCCAGTAGGTCGTCGTGCCAATGAGAGCAAGCATAGGTTGCATGAAAAGGTTTTGCATTAGATGAGTGCGTCTCCGATAAACGGATTCTTGGACGGGATCGCGGTGTAGCCGAAGAAGTTGGGCATGTTGTTAAACTTCTCGTCGCACGTTCCGATCAGGTGGTCACAGCCTGGCCACGCCGAGAAGCCTAGACCTGCGGAGGCTTTGCCCAAGTTCGCTTGGACCTTAATAGTATCACCAACATGGTCGAGGATCAATGTCTTGAGCGTACCCTGCGTTGTGCCACTGATATGCAGCGCGCCTCCGCGGTAGTATTGATCAGCCTGCGCAGCGAATGTGCTTGACCGCAACGTGAAGCCATTGGTGATGCTGTCGATCGTACCGGTGGCCCGGAAGCTGTCACGAGGCACACGACATTGTGTGTCGTACAGGACATGGTTGCAGCTGTTCATAACGCGAAGCCGGAGCGTGCGGCGCTCGAGGGACCGCGTCAGCGGTCGACACTTAATAGTCGCCTCCGGGCCGTCGGCTTCCACCGTTAGGACTTCACCCTTCCAGCAGGTCACGAAGTCCGAACCGTAGCCTCGAAAAACTGTTGCTTGGATGGGGTCGCTTGGAATCTGTTGAATGAACCCAAGAACCATTGCGTGACTGCTCGGGAGCCTGATATCAATACCGTTTTTAAGGAGTTCGCTCTGGTTGATGCCCCGCACCGAAGATGAAATAGGCGTGTCCGCAAGGTAGGTGTGTGTGTCGTACACGACAGGCTCGGCCGCGGATGTGAATCGATACGTTACGCCCAGGCCAGTGAACCGGAACAGTTCAATAGGTTCGCCGAGCGTCTCTTGTTGGCTGTCGTTGTAGGTCATTCGTCCACCGATGTTAGAAGCAAGGACACGACGCTGCGATTATCCCTTTGGTGATCCACTTCGACACGATCGGACGCTACTCGAACACGTCGAAGGAAGCTGATCTGAAGGTCGCCCGGATCATAGCCTACGCCCAGGGGAGTGCTGATCTGGACGCGGTCGATCGTGGAGCTTTCCGTGGTCGCCCCTGTGACGCGGCGCGTGGTGTATGAACCGTCCGGCAACATGAACGCAAGGTCTCGCCACCGCGTGGTGTTTTGGTAGATCAAACTGGCGTAGCCTGTGTTGTCCATGTCGATGGCTGTGTCGGAGCTTCCCGACGCAACAGCCTGAACCAAGTCGTCTTGGAACGTCGGCATGTAGAACGTCTCGTACCGGCCGCGCAGCCAGAACATGAACTTTCGGAACTCCCAAAGCTCTGCCTGCGTTCGGAACACAAAGCGGTGTTCGCGAGTGTCTTTAGGGTTGATCCACTGCGGATCGCGTGTGAACTTGCCCAAGCCGTAGTCGATGGTGCGTTGGTCGATTTCCTGGTCCAACCGCAAAGGCCTGTTTGCGTTTGGACGTGTAAGAAACAGCGGCTCACCTTCGTGCGTGAACGGTGGCGTGTAGCTCGGCATCGGAAGTTGTTGGGTAAGCGACAATGTTACCTGCGGATGCTCGAACTGCGGGGAAATGTTCTGTCCCGACACGTCACCGAGAACCTGTCCCGAGACCATAGGCATCACCTTCATGCCTGCATCGAAGTCCGCGCCCAGCGGTCGGGACAACGTGAGGCGGTCGGCCGCGATGGTGTCGATCTGATTAACGGCGTAGTTGTTTTCACTTGCCCAGATGATCACAGGGTCGCCTACCGCGAAGCGGGCGTATGATGTGTCGAGAAAGATCACGGTATCGGCAGACACAGCGTCAAGGTCCAACGGCCGCTCTTCCATCCAGACAGGGAGACCGAACGCCTTGTTCTGGTGCGACATCAACTGGTTGCGGAGCACATTGCGCTCGGGGATGTTCAGCGGCTTGTACCGAAGGTCGAACTTTTCACGCGGCAGCGATCGCAGAGACTGTCGCTGCTCCTTACCGTTGTTACTGGTCAGGATGTTCGTGGCCCACTCCAGCATCGTCCGGAGAGGCCGCTCAGGCTTCAGGTTGAGAACCAGTGACGCGAGACCTGTCAGCGTCAGGAACGGAGCCTGGGACGTGCTCTCGACGACCGTGAGTGTCGTGGTGAACGAGAAGTCCGTGGTGGCCGCGGAGGTCACCAGATCGAAGTCCACTGTCGTCAGCGGGTTCAATGCGTAAGGCAGGCCGGGCGCTCCGTCCTTGGTGGTGTTCGCAGACCCCGTAAGAGGCAGGTCGGTCACCGTAACAGTGAGTCCCGTGTAGGCGTTCCAGATCGTTGCGTCGGTGATGAGGGTACCCACCACAACGCCCAGGTTGATGTTACCGTTGGGGATCAGGTGGATCCGCTCGTAGAAGTAGTCGAAGTAGGTAGGGATTGTCGGACCGGCCTGGTCGTCGCCTGCAACGGGCGCAGGAGCACTGCTCAGCGTCCCAGAGAGCAGGTGGGGCGGTAGGATGTATGAACCCTGCTCGGCCACCACGGGCGTCCCCAGGCTCGGTGTGCGCTCGAGGTCGGGATTCACCGTAATGAAGGCAAGCGACAGCAGCACGCCGGTCAGGCCCATACCGGAGATCGGTGCTGGGGCCGTAGCGAGCGAACCGGAGACCAGATACTCGGTGGCTGTTGCGCTGGACATTTGTGTTACTGCTTAATAGCTAACCCGCTGTTTTTGCTTTGGCCTACATGCCACATCGGGAAATGACTGTACGTGTCCGACGCGATGGTGGATGTACCGGCCAGGCTGAAGCCTGTATGTGCCGCATTGAGCACGCCATCTACGACGCCCGCGAACCTGTACGGTCGGTAGGAACTATTGTTCCCGCCGACACCCCCCTGAGCCGTCAGCAGCAGGTAGATAGGGAACAGAGGCGTGACGCCTGTCTCACTGTTGGGCGTGCGTCGAACAAGGTTTCGGATCATACCCTCATCGGCGTTGGGCGGAACAGCCTGCGCGGAGATGTGGATATCGTTTTGCATACGGTCACTGTTGCTGTCGTTGACCAAGTACCACTTGTTGGTGAGCGTTGTACCGTCCCCCTTGACGACCGACGGCAAGAAGACTCCACCGCGACCCCAGTCCACGTAGCGACTGGTGCCAAGACCGGTGAAGTTTCCAGAGTCCTGGTTGAGCGCGTTGTAGAAGGCCACAGGCGTGCTGAGGTCGTTGAGAAAGACGTTCGGCGATGCCGACGACATGTACACTGCGCCGTCCACGCCGGGGGTCGTCAGGATGCTGCCCGACGGAATGATTCGCCCGACATGGATGTACTGCATGTAGCCCGCGTAGTTCACGGGGTCGTACTCGACAGCCATGGTCAAAGACTCCGTGGTCGAGAACAACCAGTAGTTGACCGAAGCGTTGTTGATGCCCAGCACCGTGGTTCCGATACCTGTCGCGCTGACCTGCGGAGCGCCTGGCTGGTTCTCCCAGCTGCTGGCACCGCTGTAGCCGGTGGAGCCGTTGACCGCGATACCGTAGAGACGCCAGTATCGCCAATAGTTTGTGTTGATAAGCGTACCAACATCAAAGACGTTTGCACCGTCCGACGACCGCATGTTGAAGTACATCCCGTTCTTTGAGATGTGCAACCGCTTGCCTGATGTTGAGTCGCGGTCGTAGGTGGACGTGTCGTTGGCGAAGCTGTTGATGGTCCACCCCTGCGCAAGAGCGAACGCACGCAGCTTGTCCAGCAGGTCGTCTTGGTCGGTTGCAATGCCTGAGCTAAATGCCATGTGTCTACTCCAACTTTAGTGCGATCGTCGAGGCGCGACCGTAAGGGATTGCTTCGACCAGTAGGTGGTCAACGCCACCAACGTCAATGATGTCGTCTTGGAGAATGTAACGATCTCCCGCAACAGCATACACACCATCATACACACCAAAAACATCCTCGCCTGCTTCGTCACCTACAAGATGCAGGGGGATAAGACCCGGCGTGCCGTCGAGGTTGAGCATGGCCAAGGAGTAGTCCCCGTTTTGGTACTCGAAGGACGAGACAGTATCATCTCGCCAGTACGGGCTGTTAGAGTACTGTGATGAGCCGTTGTCGTTGATGTCGTACAGCGGCCATGTTCGGCGGTACATGCCGACCCAGTTCGCACCTTCGAGGTGTTGGATGTTTGATCCAATATCCGTGTCGTGCGAGCCCATGGCGTAGCCGATGTGGCGGTCCGCGTGTGGCTGATCCTTTGCTGTCGTTGCTGAGGTCTGTCCGGTGTAGTTGCTGCCCGCGATCAGCAGTGGGTACGGAGCTTGGACAGGTGTGCCGAACGGAAGGTACCACCCCATGTAGGCGGTGCTCCAAAACCGGCCGGACTGAACAGCGATGATGGCGCGACGGCCGTTGGCAATGAAGTGGTAGGGAAGCGGTCGATCCCACTCGACTGCGATGGTCGGGACATTGTTAGCCGTTGGGATAGGTGTGGGTTGATCATCAAAACCTAAACCTCCGTTGTAGCCCGTGTAGCCTTGGAACCGGAAAAACGGTTTGTAGAAAGAACGAATCGACCCTTCCGTGAGGTAGGTCATGTTGAGTTCGATACCCATGTAGATGTTGTCGGAGCCTCCACCAGGTGCGTCGAAAAGGATGTACCGGTTCGAGCCCGCAGCCGGGCTTGCGGCGACGACGGTATCCTTGTTGGCAGTCCAGCCGGGCGTACCGGTCAAGAAGGTCTTGAGCTTGTCAAGAAGATCGTTCTGGTCTGTTGCTGTTCCGGTGCTGTATGCCATCTATTAGCCTCCGGCTGCTTGCCGCACGGTGTTTGGGTTACGAGTGATGTGGTTCAGTACGATACGTTCACCGTCGGCCGATGCGAGGAAGTCACCCGTCGCAGAAGGGTCGACCACGTTAATAATACGGACATTGCCCCCACCTTGGCCACTGTTCGGTTCAATACTACCACCGCCGGTCGGAGGTGTAAAGATTTCAGGTCCACGCTCGCCCACAAGGTAGGGCTGCCCACCGGAGACGGGACCGCCCAGGGCTCGAGCTCCGCTGATGGCTGCGGCGGTGAATGGGGCACCTGTAGCCGAGCCGAGTAGTGGGCCAATGATCGCCTGCTGGACCGCGATGCGGACCATGTCGGAGATGATGGAGTTGGCGAACGATGCGAAGTTGATCTCGCCCTTAGTGACGAAATCGACCAACGCATCTTCCATCCCCTTGAACGCGCCGGTCATGGCGGACTCAACCGAACTGGCAACGTCTTCAATCTGGCGTTGGTACTTGAGTAGTCCACGCTCCGCGCCTGAACTCCCATCCTTTTGCCCTTCGAGCTGCGCGATGCGGAGTTCTCGGTAAGCTTCGGTGGCTTCTTGGACGCTGATCGTTTCATCGTCGATACGTTGCTGCAACTCTTCTTTGGCACCGGCCAGATCGATCGTAACACCTTGAACTTCTTCAAGCGCCCCGGCGACCTGTGTCAAGAGTGTCAACTGTTGTTGTTGGAGCAGCAGCTTTTCGTTGAGTGCGGCGGCCTCTGCTTTGTCAAGAAGGATACCGGCTTCGCGAAGTGTGTTCGTGACAGAAGCGGCGGCCTGCTGAGCTTGGTCGGTTTCGTTTCGGATACTGCCCGACAGTCGCAGTAGTGCGATCTCTTTATTGATACCCTCGACCGCCTCATCGATCACCTTCTTCTTGGTGACCTGGCTCTCAGCTACGGCGTCGCTCAGCATCACGTACGCGCGCGTGGACTGCTCGACCGTAATCAGACCCAGGGCCACTTGGGCATTGAGTTCAGCCTGCACAGCAACAAGGTTGAGACTGATGCCGCGGACCTCATCAAGCGCGGCAGCAACAGCTTCCACGATTTTGAGTTGCCGCAGTCGAGCTTCCAGTTGTTTGAGAAGCTCGACACTTTCGTCGGCTGTCAGGTCGATACCCTCTTCGATCAGGTCGTTCTTGATCTTGTTGAGATGGTTCTGGTACTCACGCTCTTCAGACCCTTTGCGTAGCAGTTCAATCTCTTGGTTGATCAGGTTGAACTGATCTTGGAACGATTTTTCCCGCGCAAGGATGTCGGCCAGCAATTGGGCGGCTCGCTCTTTGCTCGCCTCACGTTGTCGCTGCAATGCGTTATTATTCGCTTGGTCCAGTAGAGCCAGCGCCGCGTCCATGGCGTGGTGTTGGCTTGCCATCCCCTCCGTAAACGCATCAGTAAACGCCGTGGCCGCGTCGGAGCCTGCACCCTCGAACGGGTTGGTCAGCCGGTCAATGTCTGCTGGGTCGATGGTCAGGTCGTCAGGTTTAAGACTGACGGGCCCAATGTCCTCGAACTCGACCTTATCAATCGGTGATGAGCCCAATTCGTCGAGGCCACTTCGCCCAAGGAATTTAGCGACTTTGTTGACGCCGCGGATCAACACGTTCATACCGATGACCGCGTTATCAATGACCGTGTTGATGCTGGTGGTGATGAAGTTAATCGCGCCTGCGATGGTATTACCTGCTCCGTTGAAGCCGACGATCATAAAGTTCACCAACGTCTCGATAGGTTGTCGCAGCAGTTCACCAACCTTATTTGTCGAATTGATCAGTTTGTTCAAGAATTCTTCAAACCCGCCAATGCTTTCGTTCAATGCTTGGAAGAAAAGGTCGCCCAGCACATCAGGTAGGCTGGTGAACACGGCAACGATGCCTTGGTACAAACCAACGAAGGTGCCAGAGACCGCGTCGACAGCGAGGCCGACCAGCAGTACGGCGTCTCGGATCACGATGCCGATGAAGTTGAGGAGCCCTTCCAAGCTGAGGTTGACCGCGGGGAATAAGTCTTCGACCGTCTTTTTGATGTTGTCGAACGCGGGGAATAAGTCTTCGACCGTCTTTTTGATAAAACGCAGGCTTTCCTTGATGTTGTCGAACGCGACCTTGGCCAAGTCGCCCAGGGTGGCGAGGCCGGACCCGCCGAGCTTGATCTCCCGGCGGAACTTGAACAGGAACGCGACGACCCCGACAATGGCCGCGGCGATGAAGACGAACGGGTTGGCTTTGATGGTTTTGTTCAAGAACAACACGGCGACGGATGCCTTCCGGGCCGAAACCTTGAGAACGTTAAGCGTCCCCGCGTAGATCGCCGTGGCTGCCGTCGCCGTGTTGGTGATGCTGATGTTCGTGAGCAGTACCCGATTCAGAGTGCTGATCGCCTTGCCTACCGCGGCGAACGCCGTGGTAAGCGGAAGCAGTCCCGTCCGGCCAAGCCGGTGAGACAGTGCGATGCTCTTCACCATGCTCGCGTTCATCCCCTTGAACGACACACGTAGTCGGACCAAGCTACGAATCAACAGGACGTCTAGCACGCGGGACAGCCCCTTGGCACGGGCGAGCAACAAGTTAAAGCTAAGGGACACCGCGACGATGCCGGTAGCCAACGCACCGAACGCAAGCGCCCGAAGCGAGTTGGCCAAGATGAGGATCGAGGTAGACAGTGCTTGGGACAGCGGGATCAGTCGGTTGACGTCACCGACGACGGCAATGAGGTTGTTGCGCAGGACCGTGAACGACTGCCCAATGGTCTTCTCGACCTGGCTGAACTCTTCGTCCAGTTCTTCCGTGGCGTTGAGGATCGCATCAAAGAGAACCTTGCCAGTCAGCTGACCCTCTTCGCCGAGCTCGCGCAGCTTGCCGCGGCCGACTTCCATCGAGTCGGCGATCAACTGGGCAACGCGAGGCAGCTGCTCGAGCACCGAGCGAAGCTCATCGCCGCTCAACCGGTCGGACGCGAGACCCTGGGTCAACTGGATGATGCCGGCGGATGCTTCAGTCGCCGTTGCACCCGAGACGATGATCGCTTTGTTCAGGTTCTCAAGGAACGTCAGTGTGTCACCTTGCGACGCGCCGATCTCACGCACGGACAACGCGACGCGCGTGAAGACTTCCGCGTTCGCGTCGAACGCTGTGCGTGTTCGGTTCGAGATATCTAGGACGGCTTCGGTGACAGAGCGTAGTTCGCTCATGCCCGTCGTAACAAGCCGCAGACGGTTGGACAGTTGGGTGAACGCATCAACCAACTGAAAAAGGCGTCGAAGCAGGACAGCCGAAGCAAAGATGACCAAGGCCCGCCGCATGAGTTGAATAGCTTTCGTGGCTACACTGGCAGCGTCGGCCGTCTGTTTCAGACGGCGATTGACGATGCGAGTACCACGCTCTTGAACCACGATTGTGATGCGTTCAGTAGCCATCCCTTAGAGGTTCTCCTTAACAATCGTGCCAGCACTTTGGCGGATGGCAGCAGCAGCTGACTCAACAGCCATCTGAACAAAAGCTGCGGGCGCTTGAGACGACTTGCCGTTATTCAACTCCGCGATGTATGGGACGTTGTTCGTGAAGTAGATGTCCTGATCACTGGACGTTCGTGCCGCCACGACCAGACGCGCGGCGTCCATCGCACCGCGGGCATTGGTTTGTTCCCCGAACTTGGTTGGGTCCCTGAACTGCGGGTATGGTGAGTAGGCCGGGATGACCTCGCGACGGGAGCCGTCCAGCGAAGGTAACCAGTTGGAGCGAGCAACACCCGTATCAACAGGCGTGGACAGAACAAGAACCTGGTCCACCAGGAGAGCCGTCTTCAGGACCAACTTGCGCACTTGAAAAGACACCGAATCTGCTCGCTTGTTCATCCGCCGACTGAATTGTGCCATCGTACCCATAGCAACTAGCCTTTCCCCTGCTCCGACTTCTCCTTATGGTAGTCAAGAAATGCACTGTCGAGGGCGCGAACAAAGAAGAAGAGGTCGTCAAACTGCTCTTCATCGAACTCGAAGGTTCGGCCATAGTCTGAAATGGCCGACCACGGGATCGGAGAAGCGCCCCAGCCTGATGGCCTGCACGTTGAAAGCTCAATATAAGCGTTGTAGTAAAGCTCCATGCCCATAGCGAGCACAGGGGCATTGGCGATCTTGTCGGGTACCTGCATCCCGTGCCGGTAGCAGCGGACAAGCATCGCACGTTCTGTCTTGACGGGATGGTCCAGCGTGTAAAGAAGGACCGCCGTTAGTTTCCCGCGGCCTCTTCGTTGACCTCTTCGCGGAACAGCGCGTGACCGTTCGCCTGCTCTTGGAGGTCAGCGTAGAGCTCGGGAAGCTCAGCGAATACCAGCAGCACGTTCTCAGGCGTGAGAGGAAGAAGACTCTCGGCGAGTTCCTCCGGCTCCACTTTACCCTGGCCTGCGTCGTCCGGGTTGATACCGCGGACCCATACCCGCTTGCCGTCAACAAGGCACTCTTCGTTCCAGTCCACAACGATGTGTTTTGCGAACACACGTTGGAGGATAGGGAGTGCTTGTTCGTTCTCCATGACATTGGCAGCGAGCGCCCGGCGGTGAGGCTTCATCTCCTTTTCGAGATTCTTCTTGTACGCAAGGTTCGCGCCACCGGCGCGAGCGATGCGTACTCGGCTGCTGCCATACTGGATAACGACACCCTTAACTTCAAGGCTCTCGTCCGTCTTAAATTGCGTCTTGAGACTCATACATACTCTCCTTATTGAGTGTTGAGTTTTGGGATTAACCAGCTGCGTTTGGTAGGTAGTCAAAGAACACGATCAGTAGCGTGTGGTTCAGGTTCGTGTCGATGCTTTCGGCCGTAGCGGCTTCAGCGGACAGTGGCAACTTGATTGACGTACCAGCCTGGATATCCACTTGGGCATTGCCCAGGGCGATCAGCGGGATGTCTACCGAGATGCCAGCGTTCTCCGCGACAAGGTGGTAGTCGAGCGTCACGTCCGCGTTGGCACGGACAGCTTCGACGGCCGCCACGTTTGCGAAGTAGACCGTCAGGTCACCGGTGACCGCGAAGTCACCAATGGACGTGTCGAAGCCGCCAAGAACGCCGACGGCCTTGTCTGGAGTCACACCGTTGTTGACGGTAATGCTTAGGTTCTCAGCGTAGGCGAACAGCGGAGAGGGGTTCGAATTGGCAGGATCGATCGCATGCAGCTTGATGCGAGGAACGTCGGTCGAGGTGTTGATCGCATCGCCAGTGATCGCAGCAGCTGTCACGCGAGTACCG